TTTCCAGAAGCACCTCGCGTGAGTATGGCTGACGACTTGCCTATTCCCACTATGCAGCAGGTGAACGAGCCTGAACCTGTTCGGTCGATGGACCCATTACGTCAAGCGTATGCATCGATAGTATCGTCGCCAGCTACGGCTATATACGATACAGGTGCAACCATCGCTGAGAACATGGGACCTGCTGCTGCTCTAGCCGCGCGTGTGCCATACCGCACTGCACGAGAGATGCCGACGCCTGATATCTACAAGGCTGCTGGAGATTTTTTACGTCGTGCTGGAGCGTCAGCACGTAGTCAAACTCGTAACTGGTTCGGTGCTGCAGAGGAACCACCAGATGTCTTTTCTCGGACTGGTCGGACTGTTGGAGAAAGCATTGTCCCATACGGCAAAGCCCCAGCCCTCACATCTGCAATCGTCGGAGGTACCAATACTGCTGTCAATGAGGCGCGTCGTGCCGTTAAGAATTCCTCTATTACTGACTTTCAAGTGCCTCCTGAGTGGGTCTCCGGGGGCTTCGTCAGCCCTGCGATGGCTGCTCCGAATCAGTTTGATGCACCTCCTGCGAACTATACGATAATGGAGACTGTCGGTGGTCCCAAAAAGGTATCAAACATTGAACTCGCCGCGGTTGGTTCCATTGTGCTCGCGACTGCGGGAATGGTATTTGGGCCGCGCATCTATCGCCGCTTTCGATCCGGAGACTTGCCGACTATGCGTCCTATTGCGGATGCACCGCGCGGCACGTTTGCAATTAGTAAGCCCGGCGACTTGGCACGTACCTACGATGATGCAAACGCGGGAGCGATGCGTCTATTGCGTCGCACGGGTATCGATCCAGTGGCTGCCCGCGAAGTCGAAACAACTATGCGTATCCAAACCAGAGCTACAGCTAACGCAATGGCCGATTCTGCTATCAATGTCGGACGCATGGAGACTCCAGCTTTCACCTTCGCCTCCCGAGTCCCTTTAGCGCGTCTCGCTCCATTGGAAACTCCGGCGGTGCGCGACTATCTGCACTTGATGGATACTCTCGACGACCTACGCGCACACAGTTTGTACATGCTCAATCGTCGGATGCCGGGCACACCTGTCGTGCGCGGTACAGATCAAATTACAGTCGGCGCAACTCGACGTGCTATGGAGGCAGCCAATCCAGAAGTCGTACAGATAGCTCGTGAGTATTGGGACATCACACGCAACCTGCGAAACTTCGAAGCTACTGGCGAATACGCAACGGTGTCTCGATCACAGAACGCACACCTCAAGCGCTCGCGTCCGCACGAGGTGCCTATGCATCCTCGTCAAATAGGCGACGATTTCGAGCGTGGTAGCGCCGTCGAATCCCTCGCTGACGACATGCGCAATCGAATTCGTGCTCGTCTCGAGAACGAGGCTAAAGGCAAATATATCGATGCAGCCAACCGGACTATGCCAAATCTATTCAGTCGTGTTGATGCTGCAGCCCTGCACGATAATCCACGTTGGAAACGGAATCTTGTTGAGTTCAAGCGTCGTGGTGTGACTGAGCAATGGGTCACCGATCAATTCATTGCCGACGTTCTGCGGATGGACCCGTACTATATCACAGGAAACGCAGCTGGTTTTCTATATGCGACAAAGCGTTACCTAGAGATATCAACGACTGGTGAACTCGCGCCGTGGTTTGCGATCACCAGTCCTGTTCGCAGTTGGGGTATAGGCAAATTCACTGCTGAGCAGGGCATGCGCAGTCCTACAGCATTGGGAACTGTCGCTGCTATCCCGAGACAAGTAACTCCTCAGATAGCAAATTCTGTTGCAGGCATGCTCGATCGTGGGAGTGGTGGATGGCTCGGACGAGTGTTTGGTCAGGGAAACGTACAAGCTCTTTCTGCGCGCTTGGCGAATGCCTATCAGAACTCTCTCTACTACCAACTACAGACGGTCGGTGGTGGGCGTGGCTCTATCCTACAGCAGCAAACGAGCGCTAACAATCGGTTAGCGAATGCCATTCGGTCGACTCAAGGGCCCGGACGTGCGTTCCTCGAAACCTATCGTTCTCTACTCAATTCTGCACATAACGCAGCAGCGTTCGACTATGCTCGTCGCAATAGCGGGAAACTGTGGCGTGATCGTATACGTGGACGTGGACCTGCTGTGCCGCTGCCTGAAATGGGTATGCGCACACGTCACATGACAGGCGACCCGCGCATCGGCGGCGAATACTACACCAATACTCCAGGTAGCAAAGGTGGCGCCAATCCAATTCGCTTCGTCGACGACTCCAGCCGTGTGAATCACACACTCGGCGTCATCGCGAAACAATACGGCAAGGTCACCGAGGCCGGGCGTATGGCTATACCTTGGTACAATGCAACTACGCAAGGCGTAAAGCGCTTGGGCGAAGCGTACCTCGACAACCCGTCCAAATTCACAGCGCGCGTGTGGCTGTACTACATCGCACCTACTGCAAGCCTATACCTTGGCACGAAGTCGCTCGGCAATGATCCAAATGGACGTAGCTATATCGACTACGCAATGAACGGTCGCAGCGAATACAACAAGACCATGAACTGGTACATACCCATTCCAGGGCGTTCAGTCGAGGAAGGTATCGAGTTCCCGAAGTTTCACGAGGCATCTATAGCGGCTCGCATGACCGATGTCGCCATGGATCATTTCGTTGGAGACTCGCCGTTCACCGAATCCGAAGACATGCGTAAAGCCGCTATGAGCGTTGCCGAAGTTCTCTATCCTCCATTTCCTCCCATTCTCGGCATTGGTGCGGCTATGGGTGGATACACGCCTCCGCAAGGACCGTTCGGTGCCGAATCATATAAGCCGAACGCCGATCCTTTCGATCAGCTTGGCGGTATGTCGAAAGGGACTGAGCTATACGCACGAGCAATTGCACCTGGGATCGCGGACGTGATAGGGACAGGATATGCTGCTGCCACTCAAACGCCAGAAGGCTTCCTGGAAAAGTTGTGGAACGGTGCCAAGGCCATGGGACGACGAGTTGTCGAGAAGACTCCAGTCGTGCGTAATATTCTTGGAATTACTCCAGTGCGTACCGGAAACACGCCAGTCATGGAAGAACTGTTTGCCAAGAAAAAGGAAATTGATGTACTCGCGCGGTTCATCAAGAAGTGGTCGGGTCAGGGTGGACTCATAGGCCGAGATAAGCCACCGTCGAAAGCCGGAGGTGAGGTAGCCAATGAGTTGTTTGGGCCTCGGCCTACTAGACAAGCAGCCGGCCTACCTCAACCGGAGCCGCATAATCACCTCTACAAGATGTTCGCGGAAGAGATATACAACAAGACCATGCACGATGCCCCCGGCAAGTCGGGCGGCATGGGATACAAGTCCATGTGGGATCGGTTCTATATGGCCACGGAACAAGTCCAACGTCTGCGCAAGACCAACGAGGGCAACAACACTGCATGGGAACGTTACATACAGACGCAGCCTGAAGTGATCGATGAACTAAATAAGAACAAGATCAATCCGCGCGATATCAAATCGGTGCGCAATTACTACGAGTACCAGCGACAGAACATCGCACGGGTCATTCTTTCGAAAATCCGGGAAGTCGAAAGTGACTTCTCGCGGAGGTTAGGCCGGAAGATAACTCTGAAGGACTTAGACCCTTATAAGGCCGACTTGAAAGAAGGTGGCTCGTCTGACCTGATCGATACGCTCCCCGACGTCGGCGTACCGCAATAGACCCCGGCCGCACGAACAAGTACGGTATAATTACTAGCGTCCATATTAGACCTGGTACATCGATAAAGTGTTTGCGGTAGTCCACGATCCAACCGGCCTTGCGTATTGGATACATGCAAGGCCGGTTGCGCCACGTCCACTCACACAGCGCCTTCGTGGTGTGTGAGTCACACAATGTTGTGCTTCCTTCTCATGTACACAGCCCAGTTTTCTAGCTCCTGGAATATCCCTTCCATGATACGCTCATCACCTGGGGTAACGTCATCTTCTGGCGCCAAAACGCTCATCATAGTTGCGAACAGGTGTTGCGCACCGCCCATATAGGCATCGCGCAGGTCTATAAGTCTCGGGTCGTTATCTGGAATGTGCTTATACAGACCCGTTCTGGCAACGATCCACCCGCTGAGTATGATCGATCCGGATTCAACGGCTGCCTTGTTGATAACTGCCGAAACCAGAGTAATAACTGCGTCTCGCTTATTCATGTTGCAACCTCCAGGATTTTGGTCGTGGCTCTCCACACAGTGAACCGCCGCCCGCCACGCCTGCCAGACGCCGGTATGTTGAACTTCTGCACGCGATCGTCAGCAGCTAAGAATTCTAGCTCCTGTTCCAATCGTTTGGCCGTTGCGAAGGCATCGAACTTCGTCACGATCTGTGCCTGCTTTCGACCGATGACCCCGCCCTCGATCAGGAACTCGATCAATTTGCTTTGCCAGTCCATCACCATCTCCTTACAGCTTGACTACTTTCATATCGGACCATCGATGTAGTCCTTTCGGGTCTTCTACGAACTTACGCTCCTTGTCGTCCCATGACGTAGGATAGCTCATCTTGAGTTCGGCTGCTATCGATAACGGTTCCGGCTTCCTGCGACCGTACACGTCTTGTAATAAGAGGGGTGCCTCTGCATGCTTCTTAAGTATTCTAAGGCAAGTCTTTGCATATTTAGGCGCGCTGATGGCCACGAGATTGTCATGTACGTCGATGGCGATACGTGCGTGTTGGTAATCTGGCCAATCGTCATCTGATTCGGCCTGATACCATACCTGTATAACCTTATCACCGATCGTCGATTGCGGGTAGAACGCAATGATGGAATCAAGTACGTCGTCATCGATGCGCTGTACGATTTTGAGACGACGTCCGAATGGGTTATAGATCGCTCTCGTTTCACGGAAGCCCTTCTCCTCTGCTATCCACCACTCTTGCAACTCCGGCGTAATCGAATGATAGAGCGTAAACGCCTTGGCTGACTGATGATACGGAAGGCCCGTGACCTGTGAAAGCCGGTAACGTTCCATCCGATAATTAAGGCCATGACGGCAACGCTTAGCAATGTAACGCTTCGTAGGCTGGAGTTGCTCATCCCAATCCTTCGTCGGTATCTGGTCGTACGGTATCTTGAACATCTCAGATGCTAGCGCTCGGTGGCAGTCGTACGACCCATCCTTCCGCGCTCTCGCAAACTGGGCCTTCCATACGGGGATGTCCGCTCTAAATGATACGACTTGAGCTTCGGCCTGGGCAAGATCGAAATACAACAGCACGCACCCTGGGTCAGCAACGTACATTCCGCGTGCTCGCATGGGCTGGTTTTGCATATTGCCACCGTCTTTTTCGACGAGTAGCTGAGAAGAAGAGAGACGGCCAGGAGCCCGACTGACTCCGAACTGCTTGTATTCGCATCGAAAACGACCGTCATCGGACACGCGACTTTCAGCATATGTTCCACGGAATTTATCCTCCTCTTTCCACTTGTCAAGCGACGCCAACATCTCCTTGCAGATAGCTGGCGTGCGTGGGTTCTTGATTATTTCTTTTCGATTAGCTTCATCTGTGGAGCGCCCCCTGCCTTCAAGTTTGAGAACCTCGAAGAACAGATGCTGCAACTGCTGCCACGAACCGGGATTAACCTCGTAACCCTCGTCTCCTGTAGCCTCACGGACAAGACGAAGGAATTCAGCTTCGCATTTGTCAACGTCCTCGCGCACCAACTCGCCAATTCTGTCTTTAACTGCGAGGTCAACTGCCACGCCGTGCACCGTCGAGCGATATAGATGGGGCTGTGCCCGCATGATGTGATTAAAGAAGACTTTGTCCATTCCTTGCTTATGGAGCTGAGTGTCCAGCTTTTCATAACTGGCATACGTAAGCGCCGCGTCTTTACAGTTGTATCTCCAAAAGGTGTCGATGTCACTTTGCTCTCCCCATGATTCAACGTCATCTTTGTAGTACGGGTGGTTAGTGTATTGCGCAACTATGAATGCCAGCGAGTGTGGTAGCAGCGGGTACAGTGCGTGATGCGCCAGCAACGTATCGAACCAGAAGTCTATCCGCAGTAGCTGGTGCATCCATGAATAGTACGCGTCGAACTGGCAGTTCTGCCCGATCATCGCGTGTGAATCACACATCTCCTGTATCGCGTTTAAGATGTCTACTTCTTGCGATACGGTGAATCTGTTCCGTACTAGGTCTCGGAAATTGACGCACATGGCCCTGTGCGGGTTGTTCGACAGTCCTATGCACGCCATCTCCTTGTTGATTGCTTCGATGTCCAGAGCTATCGGCCTGTCCACCTTTCTTAGATCTTTTATAAAAGACATGGCCTCCTTGTACGTAGGATTTATAATTTCTTCTATGCGATGGGGTACGAACTTCCCGTCCCTCGCCAGCATCGCTTTCTTCAGGTCCATGATGAAGAAAGGCTCGAAGCGCGGCTCGCGTCCCGGCAACACGTAGGCCGGATTGAATGTGCATGCCACGTGGCCATCTCGTCCATTGGGTAGCTCCATCGGCAAAATAGAGCCACGCCATTTGGTAATGCCGTCCAGTCCTGCGACGGCCTGTAAAGCATAGTTGCCTAGGCATACAATTACACGTGCCTCCTTGAGTTGCGATAGTTCCCATTGTGTCAGGTCAATCCACTTGTCGAGTTCGTCTTGCGAGACGGCATACTTTTCTTTGTCTTTGCCAGAGCCTGCAATTTGGCGCTTAACAACATTCGTCGCATATACTTGATCACGTTGGTATCCACACCCATTGGCAGCTTGCCATAGAACGTTACCGCTCGCCCCAACAAAGGGCAGTCTGCGACGAACCTCCGTCTCCCCTGGACCCTCACCGATGAAAACAACCCTGGCGTTTTGCGGGCCATCTGAGAACACCTCCACGTTCAGACGCATGTCTGATGCTTGGCACTCGAAGTCGTACTGTAATGTCATCGGTCACGTTCCACAATGAGCTTTGCCAACTCGCCGACCTTCACCCACGTCTCGGCGAATGATCCATTGTTCTCTAGATGGTAGTGGTACGGATCAACATAGCCGCGTGAATCACCGTCGAAACACTTGCCCTCTCTAACCACATGCACAACAAAGCGATTCGGCACAGCACCAACTTCGTCGGGGAAGCCGCCATCGTCGATTATCACAAACCTCGGCTGCTTGTGCGGATGCTTCAACGAACGGTACACAAGCCACTTGCCGAATATGTCACTCCCGTACACTTCCTTGCAGTGATCCTCGGCCAATCCGATCAGTCCTTGGCGCACCGATCGCCCGGATAGCTCCGCCCGTGGCATCTCCTTATTCATGCTGGCATACTTCTCAGCAAGCGCTGCTGCAAAGAAATGCTTTAGTGGCGCACTGAATGAGTCGGATATAACTTCGTCAGGGTGACCCAACTTATGGCGCATTGCACGGATCAACTCGACTGATATCGAAGTTTTCCCAGACCCAGGCGGCCCGTTCAGTATGATGTAGCGGATCATTCTCGCCTCCCATGAAGATGAATGCAGCGACCAACACGATCGCGATGAGTGCCCCTGTGGAGTTGGCTTGCAGTTCCTGTGCCTGTTCTGGTGTCATCTGTGTGACTCACACGATCCGGATCAGTAACAGGAACGCAACTGCTACTGCGATGGGCACTATGATCATGGACAGCCATAGCGGTGTTGCCATGATCATCGCACGCCCAGGATGGAAGCCGGTCCTGCGGTAGTAGTAGTAACGCCGTTCGAAGGTATGCATTAGCTCACCTCGTGCTTCTTCATGGATAGAGCCATCGCGCGTCTATCGGTCACGACGATGACGTTCTTCTTTGCTCTGGTCACTGCCGTATAGAAGTTCCTCCTATTCAACAACCACGCCTGTCCTCTCGCTATGCAGTAGATGATCGTATGGAACTCCGATCCTTGTGCCTTGTGCGTCGTGACTGCATAGCCCAACTCAAGTTGCTTTCTGGGATCGTAGTCGATGACGTGCCCATGGTACGGGCTGTACGTTTTCATTCTCGCTGGCACATCGACGGACCTATCTTGCATTCGCAGTTTAAAACTCCCGTCTTCGAGATCAATACTGTCAACCGACCCGATTTCCCCGTTAAACATGTCCAGTTTATAATCGTTCCTGACCCAAAGGAATTTGTCACGTGCTCGTATGACAAGCTTCGGTTCATCTGTGTCATAACGATCCAGCAACAACAGTGGTCCTTTCCCGTTAAATCGCAACTGCAATGACGGATTGATCCGCATGGTACCATACTTCCCTTTTCGGGTCGGCATAATGATCTGACAATCGTCACGGGCGAAGTCCTTCGTTACCATGGATAGCATAGCCTTGAGCGGATTATCTGCGTAGTGTACTTCGAACTGATCATTACGCTGTGGCATCCTGCCGCTTAGGATTCGCATGGCATTGGACACGATTGCGTCGTCACTGCGGAAGTTGAATATCAGTTCTACCGCTGGAAACTTCTCCAGTATGTTGATGAATGGCGGCACTCCCTCTTCTACTGGCGGCAACTGATTGTTGTCACCAAAGAATCGTATTGCTCCGTTCTTCTGTAACGCATCCATCAACTGCCTGAACAACGTCGGCCCGATCATTGAGGACTCATCAACAATCACAACTTTCTGATCAAGCTTCAACACCTTGCCGCGCTTTGGTTCATTGATAAACTCTGGGTCTATCTCTTCGAACTCGTCGGGCATAGGAAATTCCAATAGTCTATGGATTGTCTTTGCAGCGATTCCTGTAAGTTCTTGCACTCTCTTAGCCGCTCTGCCTGTGGGAGCGCACAGCACAGTCGAGATCCCTTTGGACATGAGTTCATTGTACACGTGACCGAGCACCAATGTCTTTCCAGTTCCGGCGCCACCTGTAACACCCACGATCGTGTTAGTAAGATCACAACACAATTCCACTGCATGTTGCTGCTCCGTCGACAATCTATCTGCCAGTACCGCAGTCTTCGCTGCCTTACGCATATTCAACTCCTAATGGGTTTGACGCCTGGAGGCAACATCGTGTCACGCACCACAAACTTAACTGGTGTTGCCTCTTGAGCATTGCCTTCTCTTAACACTTGATGCGCAGCCTGCACCATGACTGTACGCATGAACCGATTGACTGATATGCCCAGAAGTTTGGCAGCAGCCGTGATCAGGTTCCTATCCGATGGCTCGCCACGGAATACGATTTGAGCCTTGCCTGCACTGGGAGGCTCTCGCAGATCGATAGATATTGTGTAACGGGCTTCGAGCACGAGAATTACTCCGGTCTAGCGAGAGCCTCCGCAGCAACTAGCGGCGATCTAGCAGGGTTAACACAGCAGAGAACAACGTCATATCGTGGTTAGCTGCTGCACTGACAAGTTCAGAGAGACGCTCCAGACCATCTGCCTGAGCACGCAACTCGCTAGCCTTTTGGTGCAACACGCCCTGAACAATTCGCTTGTCCATGAGGCGATTGACGCCTTGCTTCAGACCGTACTGGCTGGCTGTATCAACTTCTTGCGTGGCTACCTGCCCGGCACCTGACGCTCGGCCAATCTTGTCGGCTATTTCAGCCTCTCGCCTCTTCCTGTATTCTTCTGGTGTAGGCTCACGTCGGTTCTCGAAGTCCATTTTACACTCCATCTGGTTTGGGGTGGGGCCGTGTGTGAATCACACGGCCCCGTTGTTAGCGCTTAGCGACGAGCACGTCCTGCCGGCTTGGCACCGGCGCCACGGCCAGCAGGCTTGCGAGGCGGAGGTGCTTCAGCTTCTTCATCCTCCTCAATCTCCTGCTTGCGGACCTTACCGTTGCGTGACGGAGCTTCGGCCGCCTCAATGGCCTGAATCTCTGCACGCATCTCGCCCTCGTAAGGCTTGTGCCTGACCTTGACCCTCACGTGACAGCCCATCCACTCGTTCGGATCGACAGTCGTCGTGGCGGCGTTCAGACCCATGGCCTCGATCAGCTTACGCAAGCTGAACAGAGCGCGACGGTCGCCCTTCTTTGGAACGACCTGACGGTTCCACGAAAGCGTTGCGCCATCGGGGAAGTCGTCCTTGACGTCGGCAGAAATCTCGTCCGCCGGAATGTGCAGGCGAATGGCGTAGTAGTTGTTCCCCTTGTTCTGGGAAACTGCCTTCTGCACATCCTGAACCTCCGCCGTATACATGCCCGGCGGCAATTCTGGCGGCTTCTCGACATCTTCGAGGTTGTCCTCAAGTTCGAGGATGTCGAGTTCGTTATCTTCTGCAACCATAACTTACTCCTGTACAGGTTTGCTGTGTGGATCGGCCACAGTCTTTGTTTCTTTATCCCTCCCCCGATCCGGGAGTTCGTTTAACGGTCCCTTTGGACTCGTTATATTCGACGAAATCAATTGTTTTACCGCCTCGTTCAAGAGCCACTGGTGCTTCACAATCGACGTGCCAAGCGATACCATCTTGAATCTTATAAGCATGACTTGGCTCTATCGGTTTGCTGCACTTCGGACAAGAGATGATAATCATCTTGCCCTTCCCTTTGGTACGCCGATCTTTTCGTAACCACCGTCCGCCCATTTAGTATACCAACTCGCTATCGTCATCTGCCCCTTGTCGGGCTTGTCTGCATCGTACGTTAACTCGAACTCGGCCGCGTCCAGGCCACTGAACATTCGAGTCTTCATCGGGCGCCTTCTTCTAACTGGACGCACTGCCAGCATCCTCTTGCCCGACGACTCTGACATGTACCAAATCTCTGAGAGTCGATACGTCATATTATTCACTAGTTGCCCTCCCAACATCACTGACACATAGTCAATGATATCATTCCCCATATCGTCCTTCCTTGTACTAGCATCCGCCTCGTGAGCCGTCAGTATCAAATGGACCCCATGTTTGGCTGTCACCCTGAGGAGTCCTGTCACTGTCTCCAGGACGATCCCATTCCGCCCACCGTAGGCTGACTTCCCTGGCTGCTCCATTGACGGTTTGAAATTGCGAGAAGCGCCAACCCCATCCTTTACGGCCTTCTGCAGAGCCCGGAATGTCAGGGCCGTAATAGAATCCGCTACCACAGTCGTTATGTGCTCGTTCTCCGCTAGCGCCTTGTCCAGTCCAAACGGGTCGTCGCTCTGCGCATGCTTGAATAAGTCTTCTAAGTTCAAGCCATGCAAAGCTGCCACGGTTACATCTTTTCTGTGGGCAACGGAGACATGTTCGTTGTCCCCAAAAGAGAGCCACAGCTTGTGCCCCGGTGCTGTCGCGGCAAAGGTAGACTTGCCTACTGTCGCCAGCCCCCAGAGGAGAATTGCCATCCTCGTCGATAAGTCGGACGCAGGCTCGGCTACCACTGGTCCTAGCTGAATCCTCTTTGCAGCAACCACAGCACTTCCCCTCCATACGGCAGCATACGAAGTCACACCTGAACCTAGGGTCTGTGTGAGTCACACTAAGCTCACTTCGGTCCTTGTCCCGCACCTTATGCCTCCTCTATTGCCCTCTCGCTCGGGCTCTTGTGTGCCGGTACCATCTCTCCGTACTGCTCAACTCGGCCAGCCACTGAGTCTCCACAGAAGGGGATAAGAGCGCACGGACGAAAGAAACGGTTGCATGAATGTGTAAACCTTGGCGCATCTTCATAGTTATCACGGTATTGTTCGTACATATCAACCGTGTATCGGCACCACTTGCCCCAGGTCTCAAACATCTCTGGCGTACGTACCAAGGGTTCCACAGGATACACGTCTTCCCCTTTCCCAGTAGGCTTAATTTTAACCCCCTGTACCCGACTGCGAACGATC